CCTGGAGTTGCAGATCGAGGGTGGCGTACCGGCGGCCGTCGCCGAACGCCAGCGACAACTGGAGCAAATGCTCGCCGCCGCTGGGTCCGGCGGCCGGATCAATTTCGACGAGGTTGTGGCGCTGCAGCAGCAGATCGATGCCCTCAACGCCAGCTACGAACGCCAGCAGGAATTGCGCGACCGGCTGGCCGCGTCATATGGCGGCGGCGAAACGGGCGGCGGCGGCGGCGGTGGCGGGCTAAGCGATGCGGAGCGCGCGGCGGCCGATATCTACCGCCGCACCCGGACGGAGCTGGAGCGCCTGAACGAAGAGCAGGCGCAGCTGAACCGCCTGCACCGGGCCGGGGCCCTGGACACCGACACCTACCAGCGGGCGATGGCTCAGCTCAACGAGCAAATGCTGCAAGCTGAATATCCGCACCTGATCAACGCGGTGGACAGCACGTCCGAGGCACTGGCGCGCGCCATCGTGATGGGCGAGGACTTCGGCGACCAGATGGCGCGCATATTCCAGCAGCTGGCGGTCGACATAATCAGCTCCGGCGTGCGCGAGGCGGTCATGGACGTGCTGTCGCCGATGTCTGGCGGCGGCGGCGGCGGGTTTCTGAGCAACCTCCTCGGGTCGGTCTTCGGCGGGATCGGCGGCGGCGGCGCGCCGGTCAAGTCCTTCGACGGCGGCGGCTTCACCGGCTGGGACGCGCGCACCGGCGGGCTGGACGGCAAGGGCGGCTTCCTCGCGATGATGCACCCGCAGGAGGTGGTGACCGACCTGACGCGCGGCGCAGCCTCTGGGCGCAGCATGAACGTGCAATTCGTGGTCAACAACAACGCGCCAGGCGTCGAGGTGGAGCAACGACGGGAACGCGGCCCCGATGGGCGCGAGGTGTTCATCGCCGAGGTCAACCGCTCGGCCGGGGTCGGCGACATGGATCAGGGGCTCGGTGGCCGCTTTGGCCTGACACCGCAGCCGGTGGTGCGATGATCCACTGGCCCGCCAACATCCCCCAGAATCCGCGGTTGCCGTTTTCCCTGTCGCCTGCGGAAACGCGCACGACGTTCGCGCCACAGGCCGGCGAGCCGGTGTCCCGCCCGCTGACGACCGGCGTGCCGATGCTGACGCGCGCAGAGTTCGTGCTGCAAGGCGCCGAGATCGAGGCGTTCGACTCGTTCCACGCCGCTGCGCGCGGCGGGCGCTTTGCCTGGCGGGAACCGCGCAGCGGCACGCTGCGCTTGTGGCGGATCCTGAAACCCTATTCGCGGCGCTTCGAGACATCTGGCCTCGCGATCGTCAACGTCGAGATGATGATGCTGCCGGTGTCGCCGTGGTTTGGCCCCTACGCCCGAGAGGGCTACTCCATCCTGCCGGCCTTCGTCGCCGATTACGCGAACGACATCTACGGCATCGGCGAGCAACTGCGCACCGCCGCGGACATGCCCTCGGTTACAGGCACCTATCTCGTGCGCCGCGCGACGACGACGGCGATCACGCTGGCGCAGGAAACCCTCGCGGCAGGCGACATCCCGGAATCGCAACCGGCCGGCACGCTCAGCATCATCGGGTATCCGCTGTGACACGCGCCCTTGCCCCCAGCATTGCAGAGGACAACGACCGCCCGGACAGCCCGCACGCGCATGTCTGGTTTGTCGAGATCGACCACCCGAACATCGTGGGCACGGTGCGCGTCGTGTCGGACATTTTCGAGTACGAGATCGACGGCAAGACCTACGCAGCGGCACCTTTCCAGGCCAGCCCGGTAACCGACAGCGACGCGCCGCCCTCTGCCGAGATCGTGATGGAGAACATCAGCCGGCAGGTTTCCGCCGCGCTGGAAAATGACACCGCCGGCACGCGCGCCACGATCACGGCGGTGGCGCATTCCAGCGCGGATTTCGACCTGTCGGTGGAGCCGCGCGTGCCGCTCGCGCCCGGATCGCCGCCGGAGGTTTACGCGTTTCGGCAATTCGAGCTGAACGATGTCAGCGCCGACGTGGCCGAATTGAAGGCGCGCATTTCGCTGGTTGATATCGCAACGGAGCCATGGCCGAGCCTCAGGGCGACCAGCGACCGTTTCCCGGGGCTTTTCGCATGACGCTCGACGCGTTCGTGCAGCGGGCGGTCGGGGTGCCATTCGCCCCTGGCTACGACTTCACGGGCTGGCATTGCTGGGGCCTCGTCGTGGCGGCTTATCGCGAGGTTCTGGGCGTCGACCTGCCGCGCCATGCCGACGTGTCTGTCCACGAGCGGTTGCGGATCGCGCGCCGCATGGCGCATGGAGAGGCGTGCTTTGGGCGTGTCGATGCCCCTGCGCCGCTCGACGTGATCGTCATGGGGCTGCATTCCGGTCGCCGCTTCGGGCATGTCGGCCTTGCCGATGGACAGGGGCACGTCCTGCACGTCGAGGAGGCATCGCACACGGTGCTGGAGCCGCTGGATTCGCCGCTGATCCGGGGCCGGGTGCGCGGGGTGTTCCGGCATGTCTAAGGCATACGCCGTGTTTCGGGAGCCGTTTTCGATGCGCCCCGAGGTCGTTCCGATCCGGGGCGACGAGAGCATCGAGCAGATCGTCGCGCGGCTGCGCGGGCTGCCCGAGGGGTGGCCGCGCCACGACGAAGACGCGGTGTACCTCAACGGCACACGCGTGCCGCGTCGCCTGTGGCGGGCGGTCAAGCCGCGCCCGTGCGGCCGGCCGATGGAAATCACGGTGACGGCGCCGCCGATGGGTGGAGAGGGCGGCGGCAAGCAGGTGCTGTCGGTGGTCGCCTCGATCGCGTTGCTCGGGGCTGGCGCGCTGGTGTCCAACTCGGTTTTCACGGGCCTCGCCAATGCCGGGCTGACCGTCTCGCGCGCGACCTTGTTCGGGAAGCTGGCCGGTGCTGCGGTCGTCCTTGCCGGCAGCAGTGCGCTGCAGGCGCTGGCCCCGACCCCGAACATCCCGAGGTCGCCCGACGCCCAGACATCGCAACTCGGCTCGGCCTCCGTGCAGGGCAACGTGCTCAGCCCCAATACCCCCCTGCCTCGTGTGGTTGGCACGCGCAAGATTTTTCCGCCATTCGTGATCGAGCCGTTGATCTATTTTTCGGGCCAGGACGAGGTGGTCGAGGCGGTCTGCGCGCTGGCCGGTCCACACAGTCTGGAGCAGCCGCGCGTTGGCGACGCCTCGGTCGATGATATCGCGGGCGTTGAGATCGAGACGCGCGAGGGCTGGCCCGGCGACCCGCCCTACACGTTGGTGCAGCGTTACGCTCGCACGACCAACTCGGGCTCGACGATCCGTGGCCACGTTGTCCGCGACGACGCCAAGAGCCAGTTGCAGGCGGAAACCGGGAACGTTCTGGATGCGCTGCCGCAGCCGCAGCTCGTGGCGACCCGCGACGCGCCCGACGAGTTCTGGATCGGGCTGCAATTCCGCGCCTTGGCCCGCACAAAAGACGAGGACGACCCCTTGCGGGTGGCGCTGCGGCTTAGAATCCGCAAGCGCGGCGAAAGCGACTGGATCAATCTGCCCGAGCTGCATTTCCGCGACGCGATCCTTGGCCCCCGCCGCGCGACGATCAAGCTGGTCTGGCGTGACGGCCCGGTGGCCGCGTCCTCGGCGGCGCGGACCGGTTGGGTCGAGGCGCGCGTTTTCGCACCGGGGCAGGAGATCGAGCCGGTGGGCGACGACTGGAGCGCGGATAGTTACTTCGACGCGGGCGAGGGCGGCGACAAGTATGTGACCGGCAGCAACCTTTCGTCGACCGACGTGCAGAACGTCATCATGAGTGCGGACGAGGCGGCGATCCAGCTGGACCGCGCGACGTTCGGGCCGGGGATCTACGACGTGGAAATCCTGCGCGGCTACGCGTTTCGGGATGCACAATACACGCCTGCGACCTACGAGATCGCGAACAAGGTGCGCGACACGTTCGGCTACGAAGGCGGCGCGGAGTCGATTCACGAAAGCAAGGAAAGCCTTGTAGACGAGCTGATCCTCGTCCGGTCGAGCTCCGTCTGGAACAGAGCGCCGGTCGTCGGCGGCGGGGTGGCGGGGGCCGCGATCCGCGCCCGCAACACGCAGATGGACAGGCTGAGCTTTCTTGCCGGCGGCTATGTGCGGGATTGGGACGGGACGCAATGGGCTGACTGGAAAGTAACGGACAACCCGGCGCCACACCTGCGCGACATTCTCGTCGGGCCGCAGAATTCGACCCCGCTGCCGGCGGTCGTGCTTGACGATCAGGGGTTGCGCGATTTCCGCGATGCCGGTTGGAGCTGCAACGCGGTCCTCGAAGGGCGATCGGTTGCCGATGCGGCGCGGATCGTGGCCGGGACGGGCTACGCTCAGCTCTACCAGTCGGAAAAGATCGGCGTCGTGCGCGACCGGGACCGCAGCGGCGAGACGCCGGTGCAAATGTTCACGGCACAAAACATGGCGAATTTTAGCTGGTCGCGCGGCTATCCGCGGCTGCCTGGCGGTTTCCGGGCCAGCTTTGCCGATGCCGATCGTGACTACGAGGTGCGCCAGATCGTGCATCCGCCAGAGGCGGTGCGCACCGAGCAGGTGCGGATCGAGGGGCTGGTGACAGAGCAGGCGGTTCGTGCGCGGCTGCAATACGACCTCGACAGCGCGCGCCATCGGGCCGTCTACTACAGCTTCGATGCGCCCAGCGATGCGATCCGATGTCGTCGCGGCTCTCTCATCGGCGTGGCCAGCGACATCCTGCAGGAGCGTCTTGTGTCCGGTCGCCTGGCCGAGCATCGCCTCGACGCCCAGGGCAATGTCACCTCCGTGCTGCTCGACAACGTCGCGACAATGCCGACCGCCCCGGTGTGGGACGACATCGACGACCTGACCGCGATCGACGACATGCGCCTCATAGGCGCCACCTACGGGCTGGTGGTGCGCCCCACGGGCAAGCCGTCCAGCATCCACCCCGTGACACCTGCCGGGGGCGGTTGGGTCGACCTCGTCACGCCGGCGCAGATCGAAGGGATTGATTTCGGCGACATCGCCGCGATCGGCCCGATCCAAGCAGAATATCGCAGGCTGATCGTCATCGAGATGAGGCCCAAGAGCCTGTCGAAGTGGACCATCACCGCAGTCCCGGAGGCCCCCGAGCTATGGCAATAGACCCCACCACCATCTACAGCGACACATCCGTGCCGGCGCCGAGCGGCCAGCAGTTTCTCGATCAGTACGACACTTTCGTCTCCGCGCTGATCAACGCAGCGGTGCTGCGGCTGACTGGCGTCGGGGGCACGGCTGACAATATCACCGCCACGGCCGAGCCGTTCGAGGTCCCACCCTCCGGGCTCGTTGCGGGCATGAAGTTCGTGCTCCGCCCGACCGCGAACAACACCGGCCCCGTGACGCTGGACATCGACGGGCGCGGCGCGCAGCCGGTCGTGGACCGGGCAGGCACCACGCTTGAGGCCAGCGATCTCGTGGCGGGGACCGACTATCTCTTGCGGTTTGACGGGTCCGGGTTCCGCGTCCTGACCCAGACCGGCGAGGACATTTCGGGCATCGTCACCGAGGTATTCACCACGACAGGCGTCTGGGAAAACGTCTACGCGCCCGACGCGATCGTGGAGTTCCGGGGCTGGGGCGGCGGCGGTGGCGGAAGCACGAATCAGCGCGGCGGTGGTGGCGGCGCATACGTCCGCAAGCAGTGGCGCGCGGGCGATCTGCCCGCGACCGTTACTGTTTCCGTGGCTGACGGGGGCGCCGCGGACGCGAACGGCGGCAACACGTCTTTCGGGGCACTCGCAACGGCCTACGGCGGGGCGCGCGGTGCTGAGCCGGGCAACAACGGTCGCGGCGGGGGAGAGCACGAGGCCGGTGCCGATGGTGGCCTGATCGGCGGCGGATTTCGTGACAGCGGCGATGTGGCAAACGGCGTGACGGTCAATGCCGACGACGGTCATGCCAAGACCCCGGATGGCGGTGGCGGCGGTGGCTTAAGCAGCGCAGGTGGTGATGCGGTGAACGGCGGTGCTGGCGGTGGTGGCTACAATGCCGCCGGTTCACCCTTTGACGGCGGTCGGTCCGTGCATGGCGGCACAGGTGGGCAAGGCGGCGCCGGAACAGACCCGGCAGGGCCGGGGCAAACACCCGGCGGCGGCGGCGGGTCCGGTGACACGGTCGCCCGTTCCGCCGGCGGCGGCGACGGACAAGCAATCGTGAGGGTCTACCAATGAGGCTGATGATCATGGACGGCAACCGGGTTGCGAACGTGATTGTCGCCGACCCCGACAACCTGCCCCCGGAATACGCGGACCTTCCCGAAGCGCCAGAGGGCGTCGGTGTCGGGATGCTGTGGGACGGCGAGAAATACAAATATAACGACGAGGAGAGCTGAGGAATGGCTGACGCGGGAACCTATTGCACCGTCACCGGCAACGCCCAGAAGATCACGGCCGAGTCCGCATCGGGCGGGAAGTTTATCTTCGAGCTAGATAAATGGGACGTGACGGACAATCAGATCATCATCAACGACCACGAGGCGGTGGCCGTGGTGCAGGCTGATGGCACGATCAGCGTGGACCTCTTTCGCAACGTGCTCGGAACCACGGGCAGCAGCTACCTTATCACCTACGAAGGCCCGGACGGGCTGAGGCGATCCCGGAAAGGGCGCATCATCGTGCCCGACAAGGCGACCGAAGATCTGGGAAAGCTGGTCGTGACCTACGTCAACAATGAGCCGACCCTGACGCCGACGCTCGTCCACGCCGCGCAGGAGGCCGCAACAGAGGCGCAGCAGTCAGCAGAAGCCGCGCAGGCGTTTAGCTTGATGCCGTTTGACAGTCGCGGCGACGCGGAGGCGGCGAACCTCTCGGCCAGCGTCAAGCGCGCCGCATTCCTGTCCGGCACCGCGCTGGCTGAAATCGTCCGTGGTGGCGCCTATCCGATCCTCAGCACGGCAGATGGCGGCGACTGGTCTGCGGCGGGCCTCACGACGCCTCAGCACTTTGGCGCGGTTGCCGACGATGACACCGTGGACAACACGGCGGCGATGAACCTGTTTTTTGACTGGTTCCGGCTACAGGCGCAGCGTTTCCAGCGAGATGATCCGCGCACCGTCGAAAACGCCCCTGTCATGGGGTGGATTCCGCCCGGCGTCTATCACTGCGCCGGGTCGATCAACGCCACGAAGATCGTTGGTCTTGGCTGGGTGGCGAATGCGCCCGGCGCAGAAATTGTCTCGACCGCGACAGGCAAGCCTGTGCTTGACGCCCTCGGCTCGCGGTGGGGGCGTATCCACGGTATCCGGCTGATCGGGGATGACACCAACACGCCGCTCATGGCAATCCAGCATGGCCGGATCGACGAGGCCGGGGGGCAGGACAGCTTTGACGGCATGACGTTCGACCATTGCCAGATCGACGGCTATTTCTCGCGGACGTGCGTCTACAACCTCGCATCCGAGACATCGCTGCACATCGCTCCCCGCTACTACAACAGCAGCACCGATGTCACCGCAACCTGCATGGTCTATGACGGCAACAACTTCTTGGAGGCTGTGTCCGACTACGTGCCGGCGGGCGAGATGTTCAGCGGCGTGCAGCCTTTCTCGAACATCCAGCACACGGTGCTGCACGGCGACATTCGCCGCTTCAACGCTGGCGCTCCTCTTTGGCTGTCGCGGGCCAAGCAGGTCAAGTTTATTAAAAGCTATGCTGTGGGACGGGAAGGCCCGCTTGTCACCCTCTCCGATGATGGCAGCGGGTTTGCCGAGCTATACTTTGACCTCCACGGCGAGACCGCCGGCTTGGAGCATTGCTTCCGCGTCGAGAAGCAGCCGCAGGTCGCGTCTGGCTCTTGGGTCAACATCGATGATTTTCAGTTCACCGACCACGCGCACTTCGCGTCGGACTCGATCTTTGACATCGCCTCGAATGTGCCGCGGTGCAACCTGCGTGGTGCGGACATCCGCATTCCGCAGGCCGGGGTGCTGCCGACGAACGGCCTGAGTGCGCAAAACACCAAGCTGCATATCTACGGCAACGTGCTGGCGCAACCGAACCTGATCAACAACGTGCGGCTCTACGGCACGTTGCGCCTGATCGGGGAGGCCAGCGGTATGCTGTCCAATCCGGTCGGCAACTACACGATCTACGAGACGACAACAGGCGACGTGAAGCATGTCGGGACCGAGAGCTTTGAGGAGATCACCGGCAACGCCGTCATGCAATCGCCCACCGACGCGACGGCGGGCAGGCTGATGCCGGTCGGGGCTTTTGGCAACGGCGATTTGTGGCCTCAGCTCGTTGACTGGTCGGTCACCGACAACTCCATCGTGCCGGGTCATTACATTTACAACGAGGGCGCCGTCCCAGCGTCAACCGGCGGCCCTGCTGACGTGACGCTCGGCCATGGGTGGCATTCCCGGCGCGCGATAGGCGGCGGGGAGACGCAAGTCCTCGTGGCAGAGTCGGCGTCTGGACCGACCGCCAGACCAGGCGAGGTGTTCACGCGCAGCCGTGTGGCAGGCGGATGGACGGACTGGCGACGCGCAGTCGCCAATGACCGTGTCATTGGGGCCGTGTCTTTTGTCGGGGGCACCCCGACAGG